TGAAAAGGGTGATGGCGCTGAAGGCGGCATGACCCTTGAAAAGCTGAAGGCCATGAACCCCTTGGATCGCTACAACTATTCCGTTAACCATCCTGACGAATACAAAGAACTTTATGGAGGTAATGAGTAATGGCAAACACTTGCTACGATAACTTTTTCCTGTCCAACGAAATTGAAGATCAGTACCAGAGCCACCTTGATCTTCAGCAGTTTTGCACCGTGGACAACAACCTGACCGGCGTTGCTGGCATGGTTCGCAAGATTCACAAGTACAAGGCCACCGATGGCACCGAGAAGCTGACCATGGGCAACGGCAACACCAAGACCATTGAAGCCGGTTACACCGAGAAGGAATACCGGATTCAGATGGCCCAGAACCGCTTCCAGTATTATGACGAGGAAGCCATGACCGATCCCATGGTGATCACCACCGGCACCCGTCACGCTGGTACGGATATGTTCAACACCGTGAACGCTGACATTTTCGGCGCTTTCAACGAGGCCACCATGACCATCGTGACCACCGCCCTTGGCTTTGATGCCTTTGTGGATGGTGCGGCCATGCTGAATCTGGAAAACCTTGAAGGTGTGACCATCTTCGGCTTCGTCAACCCCGCTGATATGGCGAAACTTCGTAAGGCCCTGAAGGACGATCTGAAGTATGTGGAAGCATACGCCAAGCAGGGCTATGTTGGCACCGTGGGCGGTATCAACATCTACACCAAGAAGAACGCCGAAACCGGCAAGGTGGTCATTGCCACCAAGGAAGCTGTTACCCTGTTCAACAAGAAGGGTACGGAAGTGGAACAGGAGCGTGAAGGCAACATCCGCCGCAACACGGTTTATTCCCGCAAGTATTACCTTGCGGCCATGACCAATGAAGCCAAGGCGGTTATGATCATCACCGGTTCTGCCGCTGTCACGACTGATGAAACCGTTACCAGTTCCAAGACCTACTATGCCAAGAGCGGTATTGGCTATGTCAAGGTCACGCCCGGAAAGAACGATAACCCCAAGACCAAGGGTTGGTACGAGATCACGGCGGCGTAAGGAAGGCGGTGAACCCCGTTGCGTGATAAAGCGGTTGCAATGCTAACGGCCCTTGGCGTGGCGGGGGCCGCTGATGATCCGCTGTTGGATATGGTTTTGAACAATGTTCAATGGCGGATCAAAAACCTTTCCAACCTTTCCGAAATCCCGGAGGGGTTGGAAAGTCTGGCCGTTTCTATGGCCGTGGGCGAATACCTGAACATGAAGAAGTGTTCTGGACAGCTTGAAGGGTTTGATCTGGATGCGGCGGCGGTAAAATCCATTCAGGAAGGTGACACCAACATTACCTTTGCCCTTGGTGAAGGTAGTTCAACCCCTGAACAGAGGTTGAACAGCCTGATTGATTATCTGATCAACGGGCGCATTGGTGAAATCTACCGTTATAGGCGGTTGGTATGGTAAATAAAGCCGTGCGAACCGCTTTGGAACGGTTGTGGAAGGATCGGTGTTCTATCTTCATCCGTGAGGAAGTCACCGATCCTGTCACCCACCTGACGGATTCTGAAGAAAAGCCGCTTCTTCAGGATCAGCCGTGCAAGCTGTCTTTTGAAACATTAACTTCAACCAATGGGGATGAAGTGGCAACCGCCCAACAGGTGGTGAAGCTGTTCCTTTCCCCGGATGTGAAGGTTCCCGCAGGATGCAAGATCATTGTCACCCGTCCAAATGATGTGGAACGAACCTTCATCTATTCCCGTTCCGGTGAACCGGGCGTGTTTTCCAACCATCAAGAAATCATGCTTGAACCCTTCAGGGGGTGGGCCTGATGGGAAGATGGGGCCGGTGT